CACTATCCTGAAGTGCAGAATTACTCTTACCGCTACCAAGGTGTTGTAAGAAACATTAGGGATAGTCAGATTGAACTTAATCGCAGACGTAATGTCTTATTAGATATCATGGATGCTCAAATCCAAAGCGGATTAATGGTTAAAGAAGATGCTCTAGTTAATCCAGAGGATGCTTTCTTCCAAGGTCCAGGTAAAATCTTATACTTTAAACAAACTGCTAATCTAGGAACAGACCAAGTTATTATCCCTCCTCCACCAGTTGCACAAGGATGGATGGAATTGATTGCTTCTATCGAAAAAGAAGTAATGGATATTGTAGGGCCAGAAGAGCTATTTGCTCAGAACATGGGCGCTAAAGACATGTCTGGTATCATGATGAAACTTAAGATGGGAGCTGGTCAGACAGGTCTTAGAAATATATTCGATCGATTAAACCTATCTCAAAAGATACTTGGTGAAATCTTCGACGATCTTATCGTTAATAACTTCGAAGAAGGTCATGTTGAGCGAATTATAGGTAAAAAAGTATCTCCATATTTCTTCGATAAAGCATTTAGCAAATATAACTGCGTGGTTGAAGAAACAGATCTTACTAGCACTCAGCGTCAACTCAAGTTCTTACAAGCTGTACAGCTTAAACAAATTATTCCTGACAGCATTGATGATGCCTATCTACTTGAACAATCTACATTATCTGGCAAGAAAGAGATTGTTGAAGCAGCTAAACAGAAAGCTCAGCAAGCAGCTCAAGCTAACGAAGCTATGCAGCAGCAACAAATGCAACAAGCACAAATTCTTACTCGTAGCTTAGAAGCTAAGGCCCAAAATGATTTTGCATCAGCAGAAGAGAAGATCAATAAAGGTGTATTAGATATTGCAGCAGCTCAAGAGAAGTCAAGTCAAGCTGCCCATGAAAGAGCAGCAGCTGCATTTGATAATGCTAAAGCTCTTCATGAACTTAAAGATATGGGCGAAGATAGATTGATCAAACTAGCTACTTTTATAGTAGATTTACAACAGAAGCAGGCTATGATGCAACAATCACAAGAAGCTCATGCTGTTGAGCAATCATTAGCTTTAAGTGGTGGAGTTGAGCAATCTAAACAAAAGACTCAGACAGCTTAAAATAATTACTACATCTAGTCAAAAATGTATACATTGTATAACGTTATTTCTATGAGGTATGATCATGCAAAAAAATTATATCCAAAATTTTCTTAAAGAGAAAAAACCAAAGAAAAAAGGAAAGGACTTTAAGCATCCGTGGGGAGCTGTCCAACCTAAAGGTATACAAAGATCATGAGCATTCCTGAACTAACCTTTTGGCAAAAATATTGTTGCTGCTGTTGTTGTGGGCCATGTCAGATAACTGCTGTAACTCCATTAACTCCTCCACCAGTACTTTCAGTAACGACTGAAGCTGAAAAAGCTCGTAATTTCCAAAATCGCATTAATAGTAAAAGACATAATAGATTATCCTCAACCGAAATGCTTACTGCTCGTGGTGTATTAAATATGGATGATTCTGAATATGCTAAATACATGAAAAATAGGCCTAATCCTCTTGCAGCAGCTGTAATAAAGCCTCAATCAGATCCACTCCCAACACCAAGACAAGTTAATACAGTAAGCATAAATCTATTAGCTTTAAATAATTTACCACCGAGTCAAACACCATGAGTATAGAAATACCTAAACAATGCTGGATGTGCAATGAACTTCGTGAGTTTATGTTTTGCAGTATGAAAGCACCAAATGGACAAACACCAATTGAGATATGCTCAAACAAGTGCTTTCTAGCCTACAAGCTATCTAAAGAGCGTGCAGATGCATTTAATCTTGCTGTAATGGTTTCACCTGCTGCCGCTTCTATGACAACAATATCTAAAGTAAAACCTCTTGAGATTGCTATGAAGACTCTTCAGAGCAATAGTAAGCAAGACGATAAGAAGAAGAGTGGGAAATGACTCCTAGTTATTGCGAAATACATGGTCATGATTGGTCACACGTACCATTAAGCGATTATATTGATTATAGAATTTGCGGAGAAATTAAATACCCGAAAGAGATAAATAATGATTCGTAAAGCTGGTATTTGTGAAAGATGTAAACAATCTAAACCCATCTATAATATAGAGAAAACCAATTATAGCATAAAAGACCAACCTAAAACAATTCATTGGTGGTGTAATAAATGCTGTGATATCGAGACAAGTTTCAACCCGGAAATAATCGCGGATAGCTTTAAAACATATATAAAGGAAAATGAAGATGGACAAGTTAATCAACAAAGTCAAGAAAGACGAAAACAAAGCAGCAACAGCCCTTAAGAAAGGTCTAAAAGACACAAAGACTCTTCTTAAAGCTGATCGAAAAAATGACAATAAGATAGATAAGGCCGAGAAAGTCTTAAAAAAAAAGAAATAGGCTGGAAGATAACTCCTCGCGGTATAATATTCTATGATTATCAAGGAATTTTTTGAGGTTATAATGAAACAAGAAAGTTTTTTTGACCTCGTAGATCAAGCTAAAGCAATGCTTTTGGATAGACCGGTAATTGAACAACAATTGATTTATACGATTGCCAAAATGGAAGATGAATTGCGTTCGGCAATCGTTTTAGCTTATCAAGATATATATTATAAGGTGGAATATGAAACATGAACGAATTTTAAATGATTCACCAGTCAAATTGGTTTATAAGCCACCTAATGAAGAGATGAAGAACAATCATCCAAAATATAAATTGGCTCAGTTAATAGCAAAAGACACACACATAATTGATCTGAGGAAAAATGAAACGTGAACGAATCGAAGACCTAGGATGCATCAAGATCCTTATCGAAGAGGCTTTGGATTGTGATTTATTCGAGGATATACGATCTATTGAATATTTATTAAGTGCACCTCGTGCGACAGATAAATGGGCTTACGGTATATATTCTCAAATAAATGATCTAAAGATAAAGCTAGAACAGATCCAAGACTATTCCAAAGGGTTTGAGGATGTATAAACAATTCAGGAATAAGTACCTATTAGGTATTACTCTAACTAATATAATACTTGAGAAACGAATTGGGGATGATGATGAATGGATAACGATTTTCCACTTCAAGACCTACTTTTTGTTTTGGCTTAAGTGTAAGATTGAGGTTTTTATTTATTTTATGAGGAATATATGACAGCGAATGATTGGTATATTGTTAGAAGTAAATCGGGAATTGGTTACCAAGATGGATGTCCAATACCTCAAATGTTATGCCGAAGTAAAGAAGAAGCTTTAAAGGTACTCGAAGAACGTTTGAAAATACAAGATGATATGGTAATGGTTCCATACGATGGAAGATGGATTTTATGAATAGACGCTGTGTTAGATGCAAGTGCATACAATTCGAAACATCCTTCAAGTTTCATGAACGAACATGTAAAAACTTGGACGCTCCATTCTATTGCAAAAAATGCTATAAGAAAAAAGATGAGCCAATCGATCAAGAATCAATCAAACAAAAGAAACAAGTTCGACATCTGAAATTCTTAACCAAGAAATCCAACATCCAAAAACAAATGGAATGGGATCGAAAAGTGCAAAACGGAAAATTGATCAGATATTCTTACCAATTTAAAGAAAATTATTTGATACCTCGACAGGTACTTGTGAACATGGTCAAAAATCCGTTTTAGTTCGCATCATTTTCCCCTGGGGAAATTTTCAATAACCGAACCATAACGATAATTATCAGACGTAACCTATGAAACAAGAAAAAGTTAATGAACTTTTTGATTTGATCGTGGATTTTGCTATAAAAAACGATTACTCTGCTTCTGAAGTACTTGCTATTTTATCTATGACATTTGTCGAAACGATGCATAGAACAGGATATTCTCAAGATTTTATGAATAAAACATGCGATCATTTGAAAGATATTTTTAAAATAAAACGCGATAGAACTAACTATGACGATTGACAACCAAGAAAAGTTTTGTAAAGCATGTACAATATTCTATCGTTGGTTTTCTATGTCCTACGAACCCAATAGCTATTTATTTGTTTTATGTAACCATGATGATGAGCCTAATCCTTCTCAGGAAGTTATTGATTTAGTGTCAAAAGAGTTATATAAAACTTTAAACGGTCATGATTTTTAAGGACTAAATATGGACACAAAAGGAGCACTATATAACCTAATCCTAGAAAAACAAGAGCAAGCAAACAAATTGAAAAATGAAATTCACATTTTACTAAATACCTATTATTCTCTTTCATCTAAACAAGAGGAAATTGAAAATGGCAAAAAAATCTATGATGAATATATGAAATCAATCTATTCACATTTGCGTGAAAAGGACTAATTATGGAATGGATTAATGTAAAAAATTCTCTTCCAACTCCTTATCAAGTTGTTTGGATATTTTGGCGAGACAGTGAAGTTTTGCTTGGATGTCGAGTCTATGAAGGTATAGAAGAAACTAGATGTCCTCCTTCTGAGGGTTGGTATTCATTCGAAGATGAAAAATGTCGATGGACCGATTGGTGGATGCCAATTACTTCTTCATTAGATAAACCTAAACCCCCTTAGGAATAAATATGACCAATGAAGAATACTTGGATAAGATGTATTTCTGTGATGATAATGGAAATCCTATAAAAAATTGCAAATACAAACTCTATGCCGGTTCTTTTTTTTATCCTTATGGTGGTCATTACGACTTTCAAGGCAATTTTGAAAATATTGAAGAAGCGATAAAGTTTATAGAAACTAAATTCAAAGATGAATTCGATATGTGGGCTCATGTCGTCTGTGATGATAAAATTTTACTTAAAGGTAAATGTTACTATAATATTTACGAACTTAAAGATGAATCTCGTTGGAGCTGGAAAGAATAAATATGGAATGGATTCGTTCAGAAACTAGACCTGACAAGGATTGTGTTGTATGGGTAATACATAATTATTATTTTCCCTTCAGTCCCTTAACTGCTACATATTCTAAATATAATGATGTTTTTATGTTTGGTCCATGTGTCTCACATTTACCTGCCTTAATTCCTTTAAATATTACTCACTGGATGCCCCTACCTCCAATTCCTGATTAAAAAATAATCAAAATATTTCTTGTATTTTCCTCCTGAATCCGCTATGTCTTAAGTATCAAATTAAAATTTTAATTTACCATTCGCAGGAGAATGTATGTCAGAAAGATCAAGATCAGAAGCAAAGTCACTAAAGCATTCAAACCCAGATAAGGGCCCACGTATGATTGAGGGCGCTCATCACTTTGATAAGGGTTATGATTCAGATGATGAAGTTCTACAACGTAAATCAGATTTTCCAGGTCAATCAGAGCGCGGAAATGAGTACATGAAAATGCGCCATGAAATTGATGCTAGAGATAGTGCAAAGTTGAAAAAAGATAAATTTAGCAAGATTGCATAATGAGTTTATTATTGCCTGCTGGTTATCAAAGTTCAGGTCAGCAATTAGGGGAAACGCGCCAGGAAATGACGCGTGACCTTATGCAAAAGGATTTACAACCGATTATCGATAAGCTTAAAGATAAGCGCGATAAGTACTACATCCTTGTGCATGCTAAACCTTGGCCAAATAATCCAAATATTATTAAGAAGAAAATCATAGTGATGGAACGAAAGCCACCTATGATGCTCTCTTGTATTTTATTTGGTGTTGATAACGTAAAAGGGGATCTAACTATAGAATGGGTATTGCCTGGAAGCTGGCCTGTATGGGCATGTGAAGGTAAAAACGAACCAATACCCGAAACTGTAGCAAGCTTAAAAGAACTTGGTAAACTTGGAAATATCGACAAGCTAATAGCTTATTAAATCTTAGCAACTCGTATCAGAGATTGCTAAATAAGTGGTGACTACTTCAAAGGTCATTGTCTATCAAACGGGCTTATAACGTCGGAGCCGGACGTAAGGAAAAATATGACAGATGAAAATCAAGTGCAAGAGCAAGGTGCTCCTGCACAGGAAG